TGTCGGGATGTGGCTCAGCCTGGTAGAGCACGTGCTTCGGGAGCACGGGGTCGGAGGTTCGAATCCTCTCATCCCGACCAGTAATAGCAAGGGGTTGCGGGTTTTCCGCAGCCCCTTTTTTTGGGCAAAATTAGCAACATTTAGCAACGCCCGGATCACGGCCAGAAACTCCCGCCTTTTTCCTGCCAGGACTTGCACTGCACGCACAGCTCGCAGCCTGGCTCTGCCGACCGTCGCTTTTCGGGGATCTTCGCGCCGCATTCCAGGCAATGGGTGAGGGAGACCTGGGCGCGGTTGCTCATGGCCTTGACGGCCAGGGAGATCCCGTTCACTCTTTCCATCGTTTCGTACTCTGAGGCGCGGTCTGCGTCGTCACTCATCGTCTGTCCCTTCATCATCGCCGCAGGGCGGACCCCATGGGTTGTTCTTCATGTTGCTTCCTTGGTATCCAATGCCTTGCCCAGACGGGAATAGCCTTGGTGCATCTTGCGCCAGGCTTTTATCCAACGCAGCCTGCGCAGCAGCTTAATGGCCACCCGCAGATCCGCATGGGCATGCAGGGCGGCGCAGCGGATCAGGTCGTGCTCGCTGGGGCGGAGCTGGGTGGTCATTTCTTACTGCCCGCTGCTTTCATTGCTCTGGCCCATTGCTGCCAGGCGATTATCTGCTCGGCATTTTCGTGGCAGGCTGCGTAGTTGTCGGCAACGGTTCCGGCGACGGTAGAGAGTGCAAGGCCCGAGGGGGCCGCATCAGCAGCGCCGGCGGGTCCGGGAATGGTGTTGCTTGCGGCAGCGTCGTGCAGCCGGACAAAGCCAGCATTGATAGTGCAATCAGCATCAGCTTTTTGGGGTACATAAACGGGGATCTCCTTGATGATGGTGGCCCCTTTTTCTCGAACCACCTTTACTCGGTCAACATACTCGGTCACCACCTGCACCGAGGCCTCGGCTTGGTGCTTGGCCTGCTCGGCTGCAGCCAGAGCCATGGCCTGGTGTTCAGCATCCCACTTTGCCTGGATATGGCCGACGCCACCAAACCAGCCCACCCCGAGCAATGCCAAGGCCACAAGCAGCACGGCCAGCGGTTTCCAGTACCTGAGCAAGATGATCATCGTTATTCCCCCATGCACTGTCGGTATTGTGCTTGCCGCCGCTTTGCCAACCCACCGCAGAGACTGGCGTTTTTTGGGCGGGAGCAGTCCTTGCCCTGAAAATATGTCCAGCGCAGGATCTCCTTGCATGCCCCATCGTAATCTCCGGCATTGAGCTTCCTGGCCATGGTCGAGTTGCAGAAAGCGGAGGCGCCGACGTTGTACGAAAAATCGACATAAACATCGTATTCGTATTGGTGGAGCGGGACGGTGATGCAGTTTTTCACCCCTCCCTCAAATTTCTGCACATCCTGCAGCGCCCGGGCCAGGGCTTTCTGGGGGGTCGTCGTGTCTCCCAGCTTCACCCCTTGCGTGGTGCCGAAGCCGATGGTGGGCACATCGCCTTTTACGGGGATCACGGCCCGGTCGGTGTACCCCTCGCTCATCACCAGGCCAACCAGGGCCACGGCGGAGAGGGAGAGGGTGGCAAGGCTCCGTCGGTTTATCTTCATTGCAGCATGTCCTTTTGCGCCACCAGCCGGGCGAACATCGCCCCGGTGATGGCGATAAAACTCAGCAGGGCAAAGATGCGGCGGGGCATGGCCTCGCTGAACATGGGCAGGATCATCTCACAGGTGGACAACAACCCTGCCAAAGCCAAGAGGCGGAAGGACCAGGCCTTCCTGGCAATGCTTTTCCAGTGCGGATGCAAGGTAAATCTGATCATGGTCCCTCCATCTATCAGGTTACAGTTTATAAGGCGTCCAGCTCGGCCTGGGTGATGACTCCCTTGATCACCAATAGGTCAGCCAGCGCATCATATTTCTCCGCTTTGGCAATCAGCTGCTGGGTGGCGGCCCAGAGATATGGGGTGGTTTTGCTCTGATCTACCGCCTGGTAGATGTTCTCGGCGTATTCGGCCTGCCAGGTTGAATCTGCTGGGTATATCGGGTCGCCCGTGATATCAAATGTCGCATGCCAGAGGGCATCCTCCGGATACGGGGGGAGATCAGCATCAAAGCTCAGTTGGAATTCACCTTCCGAGACATTCATGGCCAAAACCGTGGTGCCGTCTGCGGCGGTGACCACGTTTAAGGCGGTAGAGATCCCGGCTACCCCGCGCTGCCAGTCACTCTCAGTGATGCCCTCGGCAATCACCAGGCCGTTGGCAGCAATAACCGCAGCCGCAACAATACGGGTGGCATCCTTGTCGCCGGTGACCGCCTTCGGGACCAGGGCCTGCAGTTCATGGGCCATCCATCCAGCGGTGGTGTGTTCTGGGGCAGCTTTGAAGTTGAAGGCCCAGACCGGGGTGTCTTTTACGACCTGCACCCCATCAAGCGGCTGCAGGTTTTCCTTGAGCCGATAATCAGATGATGTGGCATAGGCTGTTGCCGTACCATTTGTTGAGATTGATCCAACTAATCCGTTCGGATTGTAAAACTCTATGTGTGTTTTTGATGTGGCTGCCGTATTTTCGCTTGATCGCAACACCCTTGATGATGTGCCCACAATCATCTTGCCCTCTGTAGCTCCAGTCAGGCTGAAAGTTCCCCACTCCTGCGAACCGTCTGCATTGTATGCTGTATTCTGCATACCATTAACAAACGTCCGTATTTTCCCGGAAGTGCTCAAATTAGTTATATCAACGGTCTGATAAGAAGCAGCTGGGGTGAACCGCAAGCCATCGTAGCCAAGCTCAACCTTGACTCCGTCCGTTGCTCCGCTTGTCGGCTCGATGACAAGCGGACGCAAGCCACCCATGACATGGAGTTTGGCGGTCAAGGCGGAGGTCTTGCCGATCCCGACATTCCCCGCGGCATCCCAGCGCATCGATTCCACGCCGTTGTTGGTCATGGCCATGGTATCGGCGGCCGGATGATACAGGCCGGTGTTGGTATCGCCGGCCAAAAAAACCGTGGGCAGGGAAACGGTGCCGGCGCCGAAGGTCCTGATTGCGGCCAGAACCTGGGCGAGCTGGGTGTTGTCCTCCTCATCCGGGGTGAGGCCGCCATCGCTGATCGCGTTGAGAATCTCATCGGTGACCGCATTGGCCCAAGCTGCCGGGTCGCGGGATGGAGCCACCGCGCCGGTCGGATCGCCATCGCTGAATTTTCCGCCTACAAGCCCGACGGTGGGGTCGCTTACTGGGTAATCCATGGTTTTTTATCCTCCGTAGGAAAAAAGCACTCTGGTGTGGGCAGGCTTGAGTGCCTCGATGATGCACTCAAGCTGCTGATATCCCCAGGTCCGGTACGGTTCCCCGTAATAGCTCCGGCCATAGAGGCGGTTGATGATCGTGGTGGCTGGCGCGTTGACCTGCCAGACAAAATTCCAGTCGGTATCGCCGTACAGATCGCCATAGTTGTCGCCATGGCGCCTGGCCGAGTATTCGGTGATGGTGATCTCATAGCCCATGGTGGCTGCCAGCCCGACAAAATAACCCCGAGACTGCCCACCAACGGCGGATAGCTTGGCCACCAGGGCCAGCTGCCGTGCGTAGATGGTATCCATGGCGCCGACGCAGCTGTCCGGCAATCCGGCAACCCGTTCCCAGTCCGGGAGCATCTCCACGGTGTTGTATGGGTCCGCCTCATCGCGGAGATCCGTGGCCCGCTGGTCCACCCTGGCAAATTCATCGGCCATGGCGGTGAGCAGCTTGGTGAGGTCTGCATCCGGCTCCCGGCTCCAGGCCGCGCCCGGGGGGAGCAGCGCCTGCAGTTGGCCGGTGTATTCGCTTACGGTTGCCATGTGATGGTCCCCGGGGTGGCGATCTGGACGGTGGTGTGGGTGATGTCAGCCACGGGGGAGATCAGTCCGTGGTCTGTCTCTCCGGCCGCCAGGCTGATCGCCTCGCGCAGGTGGCTGATCAGGATGGTGCCGCCCGGCTCCGCCTCGCGGGAGAGCAGGTCGCGCAGCTCCGCTTCCACCGCCGCCTGGACCGTGGTGGTGTT